CCTTCTTTGAACTTCTTAAAGCCAAAGTTAGATGCTGTCTTAACATCAACAACTTCCCCATTTATTTTACAGTCCATGTGTCCTTTGATGCCATCTACTTCTACTTCTTTCTGCTCATCAGTTACTTCATGTCCTGCTAGTTTAACTAAGAGTAGTAGTAGTTCTTCAAGCAAGTGTCCGTATAGAAACTTGATGTGAGTAGATGCTTTCAAAGGAGGTGCAGGTTTCTCACTTCTCTTGTCGTACCATAACTGCCTAGAGGGTTTGCCTATGTTGCTCATACGCAGCCCTTTAGACTGCTTGTGTGGCTCAGACCAGTGTACAAGAGCAGCCTTCATACGCTCCCCAAAGTCATCAAGCATGTCTTCAGGTATGTCTATTTGCTTTCCTTCTGATAGTACATCTATGATCTTGTAGATGTCAGGTACTAAGTTGTCTAAGTCTTTAGAAGAGTCCAAGCTGTCCTCCTTCTTCATTTTCAAATAGTTTATCTAGTATTTCTACTGCTACGTTAGGGGCGCATACAAACCACTCTCCTTTTCTTTCATGCTTTAAGCCTAGTAAATGATGTGCTTCTGCCTCTGCTTGTCTTTTATTACTTGTGCGATACGCTTTATGTAGAGTGTAGTTCCTGAGAGGAGAACTTGTTTGATAGTGCTTTAGTCTATCCATTGAATCAACAGCCATTCCTACTTTAATCCAACTAGGAAATGAGGCGTTACATATTATGTACACTTCACCTGCTAGGGTACTTTCATAGTTGGCTAAGGAACTAAAAGCTGCGGCTTGAAATCCTTTATACTTCCCCGGTTTATAGAGTGGGTGTAGTTTGGAAATATATTTTCCATCTACCCGCATATCTCTTTCTCCTCTTGCTTTCACAGCCGCTGGATTATCTTTGTAGTAATAAGGTTTTCCAGTTCTTGGATTTATTCTAGTGGGTTTCTGCCCAGTTGTTTCCGACATTATACTCTCCGTCTAGTGGACATTTAAGATCGAAGTGTAAGCCAGCTTCTATGATAGCTGCAACACCTAGCCTACCTACCTCATCGGACACTGACTCATCAACCTCTATCTGCCATTCATCATGTACGTTTGCTACGAAGTCAGCATCTAGACCTTTTATCTTTTCATTTAAGATAACTAAAGCTTTCTTCATTACTATTGCACCAGCACTTTGAAGTAGTGTGTTCAGTGCAGCGTGTTGGCTACGAACAGTCAGCTTACGACCATCTATTCCTTTTATGTAGCCTTCTTCTGACGCTCTGTTAACTCTATCTTTAAGTGCAGCGAATGCTGGTAGATTATCGAAGAAAGATTTTCTAAGTCGAGAGCCAACTGATCTACCTCCACCAGCCACGCTTCCAAGCTTTTCATCTCCTGCTCCGTATAGGAGTGCATATATGAATGTCTTCGCCTGATTTCTTGATTCAAGTCCCGCAAGTTTTTGATTAGCGGTGTGTATGTCTCCGTTAATGATTTCATTTGTGTACTCCTCATCATCCATGTAGTGTGCAAGCATTCGTAATTCAAGACCACTAGCATCAATACCTACTAGCTTCTTTCCTTTAGGGACAACCCATAGTGCTCTACAGTCAGAGCCAAAGGGTGAATTAGAAGATGGTACTTGAGCCATGTTAGGTTGTCTGTGTGTCATCCTACCAGTGATAGCACCATTAGGAATAACAAAGCCATGCACCCTACCATCCTCCTCAGTAGCCTCACCCCAAGAAGTAATCTGAGATACTCTCTTCTGGTACATTAAGTAAGAATTAATTAGGTCAGCTTCAGGTATACCCTGCACCTCTGCTAATGTCTTTTCATTTACTATAGGTCTACCATGTACCGTGAACTCAGTAGGCTTCCATCCAAAGTCTTGTAAGTACTCACCAACCTGCTGCCTTGATGCTAAGTTGAAGTCCTTAGATCTGCTGCGTATTACAGGAGCACATACACTCAACTCACCTGCTGCCTTCTCAATCTTGAGGGTCATTAAGTCATACTCTGGCTTAGTCATCCTCACACCAGTACCACTACCAAGAGCGCAGGAGTCTGCCATCTTACTTAGCTTGCCTGTTGCTGTGTGTCGTGGGTACAACTTTATCTTAGTTACTTTTGGTTTAAAGACACGTTTAACTTTTGCCTCTGTCTTAGCGACAACCGTGCGTAGGTCAGCGAGGAGTAGATCAGCCTCCATTGTAGCGTACATAAATCCATGTTTCTCTTGCTCCTTTAGTATCAAAGCTACCGCATGTTCAATCTCTAATGACTCTTTACTAAAGCCACGAGACTCTTCACGTAATGCATGGTACACCTTTAGGTTAAGCTCTACATCTTGTATACAATAGTCTAGCATCTCAGGTGAGAAGCCACCTGTAAAGTCCTTGAAGTCTATCTTACTAGAGCCTAGCTTGTAGCCCCAAGACTTTAGGCCGTGACCAGCTTCACGTACAGGATCAAACAGTCGAGAGAGTACTAGTGTATCTACTATCTTCTGTCCTTCTCCCAACGTCTTGAACCTTGTCAAGTCTTTTATTACAGGGATGTCAAAGCCTATGATGTTGTGACCAATAAGCTCGTCAGCATCTGAAAGTAATTCACATCCTTCATCTATCTGACTAGGCCCGTAGGTGTAGATTTGTTCACTGTCTATGTCCTTAGCAACGATGCACCATATCTTGGTTGCAGCAAGGTCATCAGTTTCTATATCGAATACTAATCTCATTACTTAAACCCCAATGAAATTTCATTGTTGTCTGCTGCTGAGTTAGTAAGATCATCGGTAGCTACTTCAGATAACCGACCTGTCTCATCATCAAACAAAAGAGATGTAGCAAGACCAACATCACCAGTGTACCTACTCTTCAGTATGCGAACCTTAGTTGTTGCAGCTTCAAGTGGATCATCTGCTTGCTGATTTCTTTCAAGTGATATAACACAGTCAGATAACTGAGCAATAGATTGACTCCCTCTTAGGTGTGACAAGCTTGTCTCTATACCGTTCTCATGCCCTTTGTTACCGTCTACCCTACGAAGGTGAGACACAAGTATTATACCTGCTCCCGTCTCTTCTACGAGAGTCCTAAGGCGGTGCATGATGGCATCAATAGCGCGTCGCTCATCTCCATCCGCCGTAGTAGACACTAACATGTGAAGGTGGTCAATGACTATCCACTTGCAGTTGCAACCTACAATCATGAACCGTAGCTTACTAAAGATAGCGTCAATCTCATTCGCACCAAAGTGAGCATGTATCCATACACGATTGTTGTTCTCACCATCGTACATAACATCAAAGAGTTTATCTAACTCCTCTTCTGTGTACTGATCTCTGATCCTTTCAATGTGTAGTTTAGCATTAGCCTCAATAGATAGTATACCATCTACAGTTCTGTTGAAGGTTTCTTCTAGTGAGATTATACCTACGTTATCATTTGTTGTTTTAACTAACCAGTGCTCAAGCTCTCTTGTAACACTAGTCTTACCTAGTCCTGTGCCACCAGTTAAAGTAATCAACTCGCCGGGACGTAAGCCTTCCAGCTTCACGTTCAATCCTTCCCAAGGATAAGGATAAGACTTAACCTTCTCTCTGTTCTTATACTTGTCACGGTTTTCAGTAACACTAAGAACACCAGACGGTGTATAAGTTTTAGCTGCCCAGAAAGCTTGCACATAGTTTCTATGCTCTTGCTTGATGAGCATTTCGTTGGCATCTTTATAGCCTTCAGGCAGTGTCATTACCTTAGCCTTGCTTGGCTTGAGTAGACTAGCTACACGCCTTGCTGACTCCCTCCCTGCCTTGTCTTCATCAAAGTTAATGATGACTGTATCAAAGCTTTCAAGGTACTCAAGTGAGGCTTTCACATCACGCTCTGCACCATTAGCTCCTGATCTTATACTAACTACAGGCCACTTAGAACCTAGTAGTTCGTATGCAGCCATAGCATCACACTCTCCCTCTACTAAGGTGATGTACTTCCCACCCTCCTGAAAGAGGTGTTCGCCAAATAGACCTGACTCCTTTATTGCTCCTCTAGTAAAGAAGTTTTCCTTGCCAGTAGCTCCAAGTATTCTTTCCTTATAAGCTACAATTTCTTTATCTTTTAGATACGGGTAGAGGTGCTTCTGAATAGAGCCATCAGGCCCGATGATGCAACGTACACCATACTTCTTGGCTGTCGCCTCTGATATACCTCTGTCTCGTAACGCCATGAACTCACCCTCTTCTGCAAAGGTGATTGGTTCGCTTGTAATTAAGTTGATATTACTATCTCCTGTTGGTGTGTGACCCGTCAATGCTTCGTATTTTCTACTGCTAAACCTGTCGTTGCAGGAGAAGCAGAACGCACTACCGTCATCGTTGACTGATAGTGCATCCCGACTCCCACATTCTGGACACGGCTGATGGAGCTTCACAAAACTCAATTAACTTACTCCTCTGGTGTGTTTTCTACTTCTTCATTAATCATATCATCAGTTAGCTGACCACTAATCACAGCATTGAAGCCACGTACTGCCATCTCTAACTGCATAGTCTTCTTACGGGCAGCGTCTAACTCTGTGTTAGTTTCTACTATTAGTTTGAAAGCTACCTGTCCTTCATCAGTAAACTTATTTACTAAGTAAA